AAGACCCGCATTGACCGCTTTGAGTTTCTCCATAGCCCGCACACCCGCGAGATGGAGAAGAACTGGATGCCATGCGTCAATGGCGCACGCTTGGCGTTCGTGTACTCGCACCACCCGGCAGAGTCGTTTGAGATTGTGCCGGCCAGGACGCGCATCTGGCTCGGTGCCTTCCCTATTCTGCAAGGCTGGTCGGGCGGCTCGCAGATTATCCCCTATAACGGCGAATGGATGGGCGTCGTCCACCAGCGCCGCAAGCACAAGAACCGCGTTCACTATGCCCACCGGCTAGTCGCCTACAATGCCAACCTTGAGCCGGTACGGGCGGGGCGCGAGTTTTACTTTAAGGGCGAGCAGATTGAGTTCTGTGCCGGTATCGTCGAGCACGGCGGGTACTTCATCCTCTCCTTCGGTGTCAAGGATCGCGAGGCGTGGCTGGTTAAGCTAACGCCGACCCAGATTGCCTCGCTTTTCGTTTGACAATAGGAGAGACACACTTTCGGCACGGGTGCCGGTTTTATGTATAACCAAGACGGTTCGTTAATTGAGCAGACTCAGGGCGCTTTAGGTATTGAGGAGCCGATGGCGGACTCTGACCTAGAGGCTTTGGTCGGGATGGAACTGACCGACGCCACGTCGTTTATCGACGCGGAGTTGTCGCCGGTTCGTGCCCGCGCCATTCAGTACTATCGCGGCGAGCCGTTTGGTAACGAGGAAGAGGGTCGCTCGCAAGTTGTCTCGACCGATGTCCGCGACACCATCGCCGGCATCATGCCGTCGCTGATGAAGGTCTTTTTTGGTTCAAAGAAGATCGTCCAGTTTGCGCCGCGTAATCCAGAGGACATCGCGGTATCCGAGCAGGCGACCGATTACGTCAATTACATTTTTACGAATGACAATAACGGCTTTCTTGTTTGCCACTCAGTATTCAAAGACGCTTTGCGCGGTGCATTAGGCATCGCCAAGTATGTTTGGGAAGAAAAGGTCGAGATCAAGACCGAGTATTTCACCGGCCTTGACGAGTCGGCGCTGACGGTACTGCTGTCTGAGCCGGGTGTTGTCGGTAGCGCCATCACCTCAATGGACGATCCGTCGTACCAGCCGCCTATTGACCCTGCGACAGGACAGCCGGTAGTTGACCCGATGACGGGTATGCCGCTTCCAGTGCCGCAGATTTATTCGGTGGAACTGAAGCGCGAAATCCGCGACGGTCGAGTGCGTGTTGAGGCAATCCCACCGGAAGAGTTTTTGATTGACCGTCGCGCTCGCTCGGTTGAGGACGCGACGCTCGTCGCCCACCGCCGCATGATGCGCGTCTCTGACCTTGTGGCCTTGGGCTACAACGAAGAGGAAGTGCAGGAGCAGATGGGTGTATACGAGCTAGATACAAATGACGAGTATCTGGCGCGTAACCCGTACGCACAGTCCTATGGCCCGGGCGGCACGCAAGATGACAAGCGCGTGCTGTATTGCGAGGCGTACATCCGCGTCGATTACGACAAGGATGGCATCTCAGAGCTGCGCAAAATTTGCACCATCGGCCCGTCGTACAAGATGGTATCGAACGAGCCGTGCTCGCAAGCACCGTTCGCGCTTTTCTGTCCAGACCCAGAGCCGCACGCACTGATCGGGCTGTCCATGTTTGACATGACCGCAGACCTGCAAAAGATCAAGTCGGCGATCATGCGCAATATGCTCGACTCGCTCTCGCTCGCGATTCATCCTCGCGTCGGCGTCGTCGAGGGCCAGGTCAACATGGACGACGTGCTCAACACCGAGGTCGGTGGCGTCATCCGTATGCGCCAAACTGGCGCCGTGCAGCCGTTCTCCGTCCCCTTCGTGGGACAGGCCGCGTTCCCGATGCTCGGGTATCTTGATGAGGTACGCGAGACCCGCACTGGCATGAGCAAGGCCGCGATGGGCCTTGACGCCGGTGCGCTACAGAGCACCACCCGCGCAGCGGTCGCTGCGACCGTTAGCGCTGCACAGCAACATCTTGAGCTGATCGCCCGGATTTTCGCTGAAACCGGGATGCGCGCCCTGTTCAAGGGTATTCTCAAGCTGGTCGTAGAAAACCAAGACCGAGCGCGGGTGGTGCGCCTCCGTAACCAGTGGGTGCCGATTGACCCACGGTCGTGGGACGCGAACATGGACGTGGAGATTGATGTCGCGCTGGGTGGCGGCACCGAAGAGCAGAAAATCGCGGTGCTTACCTCTATTGCTCAGAAGCAAGAGCAGATCATGCAGCTCATGGGGCCACAGAATCCGCTCGTCACCCCGCAGCAGTACCGCAACACGCTCGTGCGATTGGTTGAGGCGTCGGGCTACAAGAACGCCGACGAGTTCTTCCTAAATCCGGCAATGATGCCACCTCCGCCTCCGCAACCTCCGCCGCCGCCAGATCCGGCGATGATCTTGGCGCAGGTTGAGCAGCAGAAGATTCAAGCAAACATCCAGAACACGCAGGCAGAGCTGGAGCTCAAGCGTCAGCAGACGCTTCTCGCTGACGACCGTGAGCGCGACAAGCAGGAGGCCGACCTCATGCTTCGCGCCTACGAGGTGCAGCTCAAGTACGGTGCGCAGTTGGACATGGCAGAGATCAAGGCGATGGTGGAGCGTCCGCGTATTGCGTCGCCCTCTGTGCAGCGCCCTGTGATCCCAGAGATCGTGCCATTTGAGCCGATGCCGCCGATTGCACCGCAGATGCCGCAAGAGATGGCGCCACAGCCTCCGGTTCCTCCGCAGGTAATGTGATGCTATGTCAACACCATTAGAGGGGGTTTTCGTACCGCAGCCGCCTAACCCAAGCGTGGCACCACAGGCTTACTCTGCGCAGTACCAAAATCAAATCAACAACCAGCTCAAACTATATCTCAGCTTATTGGCGAGCAATCAGTTTGAGATCGTCAAGTTCATTAACAGTCTGACGGACTTAAACTTGTTAGAAAAAACTAACTTCGATGCCTTTGGACGGTTGCGAACGTCAACGCCGTTTACGCTATTTGACAGTCAGAACCGTTATGCGTCAGATCCGGCGTTTGATACGTCGCTAACCGGCTCTGGCACGACTACGTTTTTGTCTAATGAGTCTGCCGTAAGGATGGATGTCACGACGGCATCCGGTGATAAGGTAATCCGTCAGACAAAGCGATACTTTCCGTACCAGCCTGGAAAGAGTTTGCTCGTCATCTCAACGTTTGTCATGGCCGCAGCAAAGACAGGTCTACGTCAAAGGGTTGGATACTTCGACGCCAACAACGGCGTCTTCTTGCAGCGCGAAAACGCAGAGCTGTCGTTCATCATTAGAACGTATACGAGCGGATCGCCAAGCGATGCAAGAAAGGTCGCACAGTCTTCATGGAATGGTGACAAGCTGGATGGAAGTGGGGCGAGCGGGATAACGCTCGACACGACCAAGGCCCAGATCATGTTCATGGATTTTGAGTGGCTTGGCGTGGGTTCCGTCAGAGTCGGATTTGTGATTGATGGTGAATACATCACGGCCCACACATTCGACAATGCAAACGAGGTCACGGCGGTCTATATGCAGACCGCGACCCTGCCGATTCGGTTAGAAATTGAAAACACGGCGTTGACGGCCTCTGCTTCAAGCATGAAGCAGATTTGCTCCTCTGTGATGTCAGAGGGCGGGTATGAGCAGATGTCAGTTGAGCAGGTGGCAAGACGAACGACGACATTAACAGGCATTGGAACTTCTTTCGTGCCTCTTGTCTCCATTCGTCTTGCTTCCGATGCTCTTGGTTCTGTAATCATCCCAAAGCAAGTAAGAGTGCTTCCAATTGCTAACGGAGAGTATGAGATTGCGCTGATTAAAAATGCAACGCTGACCTCCGCATCTTACGACACGACGACATTTGCAAACGTAGACTTTGATGTTTCTGCGACCGCCATGACTGGCGGTGATGTCGTGCTAAACGAGTACGCAACGGCCAGCAACCAATCTGGCGTGCAGTCACAGAATGACTTGGTTTATAACTTCGATATGCAACTCGGATCGACAATCGCCGGGACGAGTGACGTGTACACCGTGGCCGTTAGAACTCTCAGCGGCACCGGCTCTGCGATTGGGTCTTTGGCTTTCTACGATTTGACGGCATAGGGTGAAGTATGAGCAACGCATTTAGAGGGCAGACGCAGTATATGCAGTCTCCCATGGGATACGGAGGCGTCGGCTTTGGCGGCGACCCGTACATTACCAACCAAGGCTATGGCGGTGGATACAGCCAAGTCTATGGCAGCCCGTTTTCGGGTGGCTATGGCGTCGGCGGCTTGGGCGGCAATATTTATGCCCAGCTTGGCGGCGGCATGGGCGGATATGGCGGAGGATACGGCAGCCCGTTCTCGAGCAGCCTAGGTGGCTACGGTACGACCTTCGGCGGCATGGGAATGGGCGGCTACGGCGGCGGATTTGGCTACGGCCAACAGCCGCTCGTGCCGCAGTACCAGCCGACCATTAACGATGCCTTTTCTCAGTATTTTTCACAGCAATACTACGGTGGCCCTGCCTTCAACCCGTTTGCTGCCACGTCGTTCTTTGGCGGCGGCTTTGGAATGGGCGGTAGAATAGGCGGTGGAATGGGCGGTGGAATGGGCGGTGGAGTAGGCGGTGGAATGGGTAGAAGGGGCAGATTAAGACAGTTGCTTTCTTCGCTTGACCAGCCAAGGTTTTCTCAACTTTTTGAAGAAAACTTTATGCCTACTGGGCAACAGCAGACGGCACCTGCTGCTTCTACGCCTCCCGCTGCTGCAGCGCCTCCTGCCGCCGCGCCAGCGCCAGCTAGTGCGCCATCATTTGGATATGGGGGATTCAATCTCCCTTTTGACCAAGCCCTGCCGGTTGAGCAGAACGTTCCGGTGCAGCCTGAGGTTCAGGCTCCGGTCGTTCAGCCGCCGCAGCAGGGCGTTTCTGAAATTAGATCTCCAGCAGCGCTAGAACTGGAGCAGCGCGTGGCTGACATTGACTCGCGTGGAAGAGAATATGTGCCGTCTCGACCAATGGTTGAGGAGCCTGTGTACATTGAGCCGCAGCAACCGCAATACTCTCCGCCGCCGGCTCCGTTTTATCAGCCTCAAGAGCCGGTATATCAGCCTCCTATATACCAAGAGTCGTTTCCGGCTTTTCAAGAGCCTGCTTATACGCCACCTGCGTATCAAGAGCAGGCTCCTATTTATGAGCCGCCGGTTTATCAGGAGCCGATACCGACGTATCAACAGCCTGAGCCTGTTTATAGCAACCCGGTCTTTGATTACGCACCGGAACCGTCTTATATTCCGCCTTCTGCGTATCAAGCGCCTGAGCCTATTTATATCGCGCCTCCGCCTCCGGCCCCGGTTTACATACCGCCACCTGCTCCTGAGCCGGTTTATATCCCTCCGCCGCAACCGGAGCCTATTTACATTCCGCCACCGCCACCGCCACCGCCGCCTGCTCCTGTGTATGCGCCGCCTGTTCCGGTTTATGAAGAGCCGGTTTATATACCGCCTCCTGTTTATCAAGAGCCGGTATACGCTCGTCAACCAACGCCAGAGCCGATGTTTTACGCACCACCTCCGGCGCCGGTTTATTACCCCAGCCCTGTTTTTTTTGAAGAGCCGGTTAGGTTTAACAATTATTTTGACGAGTATTTAGTATGAAACAAGGACTCTATTCAAACATCTGGGCAAAACGAGCGCGCATCGCAGCCGGTAGCGGCGAGAAGATGCGCAAGCCTGGCGCGAAGGGTGCACCGACCGCAAAGGCTTTCAAGGCCGCGGCGAAGACGGCGAAGAAGCGCAAGTGAAGACGCCGGCATGGCAGCGCGCTGAAGGCAAGTCCAAGAAGGGCGGCCTCAATGCCAAAGGTCGTGCGTCGTACAAGGCGCAGACTGGCGGCACTTTGAAGCCGCCCGTGAAGGGTGCGCCAGATTCGCCGCAGGAGATGCGGCGTAAAGGTTCATTCTTGACGCGCATGGGATCAATGCCTGGATTACTGTATGAGCCTGACGGAGACAAAACTCGCCTCAAATTGAGTCTGGAGGCGTGGGGGCATCAGGGTGATAAAGCGAGTGCGGTTGAAAAAGGCCGCAGATTGTTAAAACAATACAAGTCGAGGAAATCATAATGCCCAGCAAATCCGCTAAACAAGCCCGCCTCATGGCCGCCGCCGCGCACTCCAAGGAGTTCGCAAAGAAGGTCGGCATCCCGATGAAAGTCGCCAAGGAATTCAACAAGGCTGACAAGGGTGGTAAACTCTTGAAGAAAGCCATGAAGAAACCTAAAGGCGGCCTCCTCGCTTGAGCGAACGCAATCCCTACATCGACGCCCGCAAGGGGCAGGAAGCCAAAGACCTCCTAGAGCACCCGATGCTCGTGGAGGCTTTTGCCGTTCTGGAATCTGAATACCTCAAGGCGTGGCGGCAGAGCAAGCCCGCCGACCAAGAGGAGCGCGAGCGGTTATGGCTCGCCGTAGGGATTCTTGAAGAAATACAGCGCCACCTGCGGATCGTAGTTGAGAATGGCGCGATGGCAAAAAGAGACATCGACAAGATTTCAGGGCGCAAATAATCGCTTGAATCTTGCACAATAGAGATATGAGCGAAACCGGCACGGGTGTACCCCCGGGAAACGTACAAACTACGCAGGATGTTTTCGAGCAGATGCTCGCCGCCGATGAAGGCGAAACCGAGCAGCAAGAAACTGAAGGCGTGGATGAGGGGCTTGAGTTAGCAGACAGCGAGTCGGCTGACGAGAGCGTAGAGCAAACCGAAGGCGATGAGGAGGCCGAAGAGGCGCCCCAGCAGGCCCAGACATTCCGCGTCAAGGTTGACGGGGAAGAAGTCGAGGTGCCGCTGGATGAGCTTCTAAAAGGCTACTCACGCACCGCGGATTACACGCGCAAGACGCAAGCCATTGCGGAGGCCCGTAAACAGGCCGAAGCAGAGGCTGCGCTGGCGCGGGAAGAGCGGCAACGGTATGCGCAGACTTTGGCGGCCCTTGATGGCACGCTCAAGTCGCTGCAACCTCCCGAGATCGACTGGGATAGACTCTACCAAGAGAACCCGGTCGAATGGGTGAGACAGCGCGAGCTAGTGCGATCAAGGCAGGAGCAGGCTGCGTGGGTGCAAGCCCAGAAGCAGGCTCTCGTGGAGAAGCAGCAAACCGAAGAGAGAATTGAAGCCGAAAAGACCCTTGAGGCTGAACGGAATAAACTCTTAGAGGTTCTGCCAGAATGGCGCGACGCCGATAAGGCTCGCACCGAGAAGGCGAAGATCGTCTCGTATGCCACCGAAAGACTTGGCTTTAGTGTCGAGGAGATTTCGGACATATACGACGCCCGAGCCGTGCTGGCGCTGCGTAAGGCAATGATGTTCGACGAGCTGATGAGCAAACGCGATCAGATGCGTCCGAAGATCATGCAGAAGGCGAAGCCGATGAAGGCTGGCGCCGCATCCACGCCACAATCGTCCAAGGTCGTAGCATCCAAGGCGGCTCTTTCTAGACTCGCAAATAGTGGCAGCCACAAAGATGCGGCTGCTGTGTTTGAACAGTTTTTAGATTGAGGAATTTTCACTAATGTCACAGACAGCTAATACTTTTGATACCTTCGGCGCGAAGGGCATTCGCGAGTCACTCTCGAATGTCATCTACAACATTTCGCCCGAAGAGACACCGTTCATGTCGAACATCGGTCGCGAGAACGTAAAAAACACGTTCTTTGAGTGGCAGACGGACTCGCTCGCCGCCGCTTCGACGACCAACGCGCAGATCGAAGGCGACGACGTGTCGTCCTACGATTCGACCACTGCGACGGTTCGTGTCGGCAACTACACGCAGGTCAGCCGCAAGACGCTCATCCTCTCGGGCACGCTTGAGTCGGTGGACAAGGCTGGTCGTCGCTCGGAGCTGGCTTATCAGCTTGCCAAGCGCTCTGCCGAACTGAAGCGCGACATGGAGAGCATCATGCTCACCAACCAGGCTGCCTCGGGTGGCTCGGCTGGTGTTAGCACGGCGCTTCGTAAGACGGGCTCGCTCCTTGCCTTCATCAAGTCCAACACGGACAAGGGCACGACCGGCGCTGATCCGTCGTACACCACGCAGCCGAACGCGACCCGCACGGACGCGACTGATGCCAACCTGCGCACGTTCACTGAGACGATCCTCAAAAGCGTGATTCAGAAGGTGTGGGCCGCTGGTGGTACGCCGAAGATTCTGATGGTCGGCCCTGTCAACAAGCAGCGCGTGTCGGGCTTCGCGGGTATCGCGGAACTCCGTCGCGATGTGGCTGGCAACAAGCCGGGTGTCATCATCGGCGCTGCGGACGTGTACGTTAGCGACTTCGGCGCGGTGTCGGTTGTTCCCAACCGCTTCCAGCGTGAGCGTGATGCTTTCGTGCTCGACCCTGAGTACGCCAGCGTCGCCTTCCTGCGTCCCTTCCAGACTGTGGAACTTGCGAAGACCGGCGACGCCGAGAAGCGCATGATCCTCGTCGAGTGGGGCTTGAAGGTTAACACCGAGGCCGCGCACGGTCTCGCCGCTGACCTCACCACGACTTGATCGTAGTGATGTAAACTCGGGGGCGGCGGCAATAGGGCCGTCGCCCCTTAGTTGAGGATCGCATGAATTCATCGGGCAAACGTCTATTTGATTACGACCCGACTACTGGCACCACGAAGTGGTGGCACTACGATGCCGATAAAGATGAGGCCACGATTGAGACGGTCTTTGAAGTCGGCGACCTGATTGAGCAGAACAAGAAGCAATATGCCGCGACCGACGAACGGGCGCGGTGGGGCGAGTGGAACAAGGTGGCGTCGATACCGATGGCACTCTTCTACAAGCTCAAGCAGCAGGGGATCATTGATGATCCCAAGAAGATGAAGGCTTGGTTGAACGATAGAGACAACCAGTTATTTAGAACACGGGCGGGTCGCGTATGAGCCGCTCGGTTGCGATTTTGGTTCCCGCAAGGGACACGGTGATGACCTCGTTTGCCTATGACCTAGCGCGAGCGATGTCATTTCACACCGCGACAACAGACGACCGGGTGATGCTTTACACGTCACACGGAACTCTGATCGCCTCTCAGCGCATGGAGCTTGCCCGTCAAGCACTCGAGGAGAAGGCAGATTATCTCCTCTGGCTTGACTCAGATATGAGGTTCCCGAAGGAAACTATCGGGCACTTGATTCTGCGTGACAAGCCCATCGTGGCCGCGAACTATGCGACACGTCGTATGCCCGTCAAGCCGGTGGCGATGATGGACGACGACGGGAAGATAGGCCGCGTGTATACCGCCCCAGACTCAGAAGGTCTGCAGCCGGTCGATTACATCGGCATGGGCGTGATGATGGTCAAGCGTGAGGTGTTTGAAAAACTCGACGCGCCGTGGTTTGCGATTCCCTATTCAACGATTGGGAATCACTACATCGGGGAAGACGTGTTCTTCTGCCGTAAGGCGCGTGAGGTCGGGTACGAGGTGCTGGTCGATCACGACCTCTCGCATCAGGTCAAACACATTGGCACCTTTGAGTATTCGCATGAAGGTGCGTGGGCGATGAAGGAACAGGTGGACGGTGGCTCTAACATCATACAGCACACTTAGAAGCAGCATCGCAGACTGGCTCAACCGAGACGATCTGACCTCGGTGATCCCAGACTTCATTACGCTCGCAGAGGCGCAGTTGGAGCGACGGCTGCCGACCCAGAAGATGGTGAAGCGCGCCAACGCTACAATTGACACGCCCTTCTCTGCTCTGCCGTCCGACTTCTTGTCTTGCAAGTCATTGGTGCTGACCTCTACGGCCCCGGTGCAGCCTCTCGTGTTTCTCACGGAGGATGAACTTGACGCCAAGAAATACACCTATCGCACCACCGGCAAGCCGCTGTATTTCGCTCTGGTCGGAAACCAGATCGAAGTGCTACCAGCGCCGGATACCGGGTACACCGCAGAGATCACCTACGTCGCAACGCTTGCGAAGCTATCAGACAGCAACGTATCCAACTGGATACTCGAGCGCCACCCTGACGTATACCTATATGGATCATTATTGCAGGCGGCCCCGTACTTGCGCGATGACGAGCGCATTGCAACGTGGTCAACACTCTATGAGACTGCGGTCAACGATATGATCCTTCAAAATGAGCGCGCAGCGTTTAACCAAGGCCGCGCCGCTATGACAGTCAAACCGACGAGGGTTATTCCGTGAGTGCATTTTCAGATTATCTTGAGAATAAGGTAATGGATCACGTCTTTGGTGGCGTGCCTTATAGCGCGCCATCAACGCTGTATCTTGGCCTGTACACCGTGGCCCCGACCGATACCGGCGGTGGCACCGAGGTGAGCGGCAATGCTTATGCTCGACAGGTCGCGGCATTTACCGTGACGAACGACACAGCCTCCAACACGAGCGCGATTGAGTTCCCGACCGCGACTGGATCGTGGGGAACTATTGTTGCGGTTGGCATCTTTGACAACCTGACGAGCGGTAATCTTCTGGCCTACGGAAACTTGACGGCCAGCAAGACTATCGCCTTAGGCGACGTGTTCCGCGTTCCGGCTGGCGATCTCGACATTACGTTGGCCTAAGACGTGGCCGGATACGGCAGCGGCTTATATGGGCGTGGCAACTATGGCATAGACCCTAAAGAGGGGGCAGCCACGCTAAACGCCGCCGCGACGCTCACCGTCGCTGGCGTGCGGATACAGCAAGGAGCGGCTACGCTCAACGCTGCGGCCACGGTCGCGGCGAGTGCGGTGAGGGTGCAGCAGGGTGCTGCATCGTTGAGTGCGGCGGCAACGCTTACAGCGACCGCCAATCGGGTGCAAAACGCAGCAGCGGCTTTGTCTGCGGCGTCTACGCTAACCGCTGCGGCGGAGCGTATTCAGAGGGGTGAGGCAACGCTTTCTGCAGCGTCAACGCTGACAGCAAGCGCGGAGCGGATTCAGCGTGGTGCTGCGGCCTTGCAGGCTGCCGCCACGATGACCGTGATAGGCGGACAGGTACAGTTTGCCTCCTGCGCGATGGCGGTGTCTTCGGCGCTGACGTGCGTGGGTCGCAAGAAGTGGGAGATCGACCCCGACACGGCAGAGAGCTGGACGGGGCAGACCGATACCGCCAAGGCGTGGTCGGTCATCTCCGACACCTCAGAGTCGTGGAGCCCAGTGGCAGACACAGCAGAGACATGGACGCCGGTCGCAGACACGGCAGAGACTTGGACAGAGAAAACACATCCGGCCTATTTACAGGCCGCTTGAGGTAACGAGAAATGGCTGATACGAATACGACTAACCTTTCCCTTGTTAAGCCAGAGGTAGGCGCCTCGGCGGACACTTGGGGCGGCAAGCTCAATACCAACCTCGACACCATCGACGGCATCTTCGCCCCTGGCGGTAACGGCACGTCGGTCGGTCTTACTGTAGGCGCTGGCAAGACGCTCAACGTGTCGGCTGGTACGCTGACGCTCGCTGACAACCAGATCAGCGGCGATAAGGTCGAAGGCGGCACGATCAACGCCATCACCATCAACACGCTCACCTCGACGGCGGTCAACGCGACGACGGTAGACGCGACGAACGTGGAAGTCACGAACGTCAAGGCGAAGGATGGCACGGCTGCGGCGACGATTGCTGACAGCACGGGTGTTGTCACCGTTTCTGCTGCGCCGGTTATGTCGGCGCTGACTGCCTCTCAAGCCGTGTTCACGACCTCTGGAAAGGCGCTGGTCAGCAACGCGATCACCGGCTCTGGAAACGTCGTCATGTCGGCCTCCCCGACGCTGACCGGCACCATTGACGCCGCCGCGCAGACTCTCTCGGGCAACCTCACGCTTAACGGCGGCACCGCCAACGGCGTGCTGTATCTGAACGGCAGCAAGGTGGCGACGAGTGGGAGTGCGCTGACATATGACGGCACCACATTCACAAGCGGTGCACATACGCTCTCCACAGGCGTATTGACTGTTCCTGCCGGAGCCGTAGGCACACCATCTATCACCACAACCGGCGACACCAACACCGGCATCTTCTTCCCTGCTGCGGACACGATTGCGTTTGCGGAAGGTGGCGTAGAAGCCATGCGAATTGACTCGTCTGCTAACGTCGGCATCGGGACGAGTTCGCCTACAGCAAAGTTAACTGTCAATGGGGATTACCAAGGCGCGGGAAATATAATTACCAGCAGCGGATTTATCCGCAGCCCAGATGGTAGTGCTGCCGCACCTAGCATCCAGCCGGGTGTAGACTCGGATACTGGATTTTTTAGACCAACAACTAACGCCATTGGTTTTAGTACGGCAGGAAGTGAGCGGGCCAGAATTGACTCCTCCGGTCGTCTCGGCCTAAACACAATCCCCGCAACCGGCAGCGGTCTGTTTAGTCTTGCATACGTCTCGCCTACTTTGTATTCAACGGCAGGCGCGTACCCCGGCGCGGGAGATACGGCATTTTGCGGGACATACGCAAACAATTCGTCCGCAACAACTGGTTCGTTTGCAAGCAATTTGCTGTACGTTAGAAATGGCACCAGCGTTTATCAAGCCGCTGGTATGTCTGCCGTCTCCGTTGCAGGCTCGGGGTATTCACCGAACTTAAACTTCTGGGCGCAAGACGGCGCGTCTACGTTTGCCACGCGAATGACGATTGACCCCTCCGGCAACCTCGGCATCGGGACGAGTTTGCCCACTTATAAACTTGAAGTATCAGCGGCAACAGATGTGGCGCAGTTCACTGCCACAGATGCTGGAGCAAGCGGCGCACAGGTTAATGTGTTTCACGATTCCGCAAGTCCTGCAAACGATGACGTTACAAGTTTAATTAACTTTTCTGGTAGAGATAGCGCAGCGCAAGCCACTATTTACAGTCGCGTTTCTGGTATTTCTACAAACGTCACGAACGGCAGCGAAAGCGGTGCTATTGCATTTAGCACGCGAAATTCAGGCACTTTTGCCGAGCGTATGCGCCTCACCTCTGTCGGTGAACTGCTTGTCGGCGGGACGACTTCTGTTCAAGCATCCGCTGGTGTCATTACCGCCCAAACATCTGGCGGCGGTTATTTTAACTGCTTCCGAAACGATACAAGCATTGGAACTGGAAATGACTTTGGCGGTTTGTGGTGGTACGGAAACGACACTACGTCAAACACGCCAACTGGTCATGCTTGGGTGCAAGCAATTGCCTCTGGCACTCACGATCCGGGTGATAACCCAACGGACATTGCATTTGCAACAACTCCAGACGGCACCGCAACCGTAGCCGAAGCAGGTCGCATCACGCAGGCTGGCTCTTATGTGCTGAAAGGCGGCACGACCACCGCAGCAGCAGGCGTGGGCATTATCTTTCCCGCAACGCAAGTGGCGTCGGCGAATGCGAATTCGTTGGACGATTACGAGGAAGGGACTTGGACGCCTGCTTGGGCGTTTAGCACTAGCGGTTCTGCTACTGCTACATTGACTAGTGCAACGTACATCAAAATCGGAAAAATGGTTTACATCCGTGTTCGCCTAGGGACAGGAACCCCAAGCAGCCCAACTGGCGACGTTACTATTACCGGATTGCCATTTACATCTGCAAATGACAGCACAAATCAACACGCAGCATTAGCCATCGGAGAAAAATTTCGGTGGGGAACTGATATGCCAAATTTAACGGCAATGGTTGATAACAATTCAACATCTATCACGCTTTACAAACAAGCCACCGATGCCGTTAGTTTAACCGCGCTTCAAGGTTCAGACATGTCAATTAACTTAAATTACAACGTATTGACAATAACTGGTTGTTACGAGGCAACTGCTTAATTATCTGCATCGGACGGTGCAGACGGACAGTCCAAGCCAAAGGAGATAAAAATGGCTACGTTTGAAGAACGAGTTTATGTGAGTGAGTTTAACGTGCTGCCTTCCAAGAGCATCGGCGTTCGCAAGACGACCGAAGTGCTGAAGGACGGCCAAAGCATCAGCCAGTCGTACTGGCGCTGTGTGCTGGCTCCGCACGATCCGCAGACGCAGGCGGTACTCGGTGACGAGCCGTACTACTACAACCTTGCGCTGGATGCGTGGAAAGACATTCCTGTACCGCCGGTTGAAGCGTAATAACGCATATACCAACACTTACAAGGCATAACAGATGCTAGAAGCAAAGTTAGAGATGACGCTAGAAGAAGCCGTTGCTATCGTGAATCTGCTGGGGTCTTTGCCGACCTCGCAGGGCGGGTTCCCGCTCTGGCAGAAACTGAAGGCGCAGGTGGAGGCGCAAATGCCGAAGCCGGAAGAGAAGCCTGCGGAGTAAGCCATGTCGGAGCAAGAAGTGGAACTCGCGATGCTGCGAAAAGATATTGAGTTGATGCAGTCCGACATGGCTGAACTCAAGGCAGACGTAAAGCAACTCGCGACGGCGTGGAAGACGGCTGAAAATCTGGTGGCTTTTATCAAATGGCTCGCCGGTCTCGGCGCTGCTCTTGCTTTGCTTATCGGTCTTGTAAAGGGCTGGTTCTTTACCTCACCAAAGGAGTAACGCCTTGGCGTTAGTTCCCATCAATCTGCAGCCGGGCGTTTATCGCAACGGCACCGACTACCAGAGCAAGGGCCGCTGGCGTGACGCCAGCCTCGTGCGCTGGTACGAAAACACCATGCGCCCGGTGGGCGGGTGGCGTAAACGTTCTTCGAGCCAGCTCACAGGTAAGGCCCGAGGATTGCTCGCATGGCGCAGCAATGCAAATGTGCGATGGATTGGTATTGGCACGCATAGCAAGCTGTATGCGATGAGCGAGTCTGGCACGCTTACCGACATCACGCCATCTGGCCTCACCGTTGGAAATGCCGACGCGGTACTAAATCTTGGTTATGGCGGCGGATCATACGGTATCTTCGCTTACGGTACGCCTCGAGCGGATACCGGCACCATTACTCCGGCGACGACTTGGACGATGGATAACTGGGGTGAGTATCTACTCGCCTGCTCCAACGCGGACGGCAAGATTTACGAGTGGGATCTGGACACGTCCAACGATGCCGTGGCGCTGACCAATGCTCCAGTCAGCAATAAGGCCGTGCTCGTTACCGCAGAGCGTTTCGTGTTTGCGCTTGGCGCAGGAGGCAACGCACGAAAAGTGGCGTGGTCGGATCAAGAAGACAACACGATGTGGACGCCTGCGATTACCAACCAGGCGGGAGACATTGAGCTTGAGACGGTCGGCTCTATCGTCACCGCAAAGCGGCTTCGCGGTGTGAATCTTATTTTCACCGACGTGGACGTACACACCGCCCAGTACCAAGGCCCGCCGTTCGTGTACGGCTTTGAGCGTATTGCAACCGGTTGCGGCATCATTAGCGCGCAAGCGGTGGCGGCGGTGGAGTCTGTCGCGTACTGGTGGTCGCCATCGGGCTTCTTCATGTACGACGGCTTCGTGCGGCCAATTAAATGCGATGTTTTAGACTACGTTGTTGGGAATCTCTCTCAGACTCAGCGATCTAAAATATACGCTGTTGCAAACAATCAATTTGGCGAGATATGGTGGTTTTACCCAAGCGCAGCGAATACAGAGGTGGACTCTTACGTTGCTTACAATTACCGTGAAAACCACTGGACGATTGGCTCGTTGGGACGCTCGTGCGGCACGGATCGTGGCGTGTTTGCATACCCCATCATGGTCTCCACAGACGGGTATGTGTACGAGCACGAGGTCGGTGTGGGCTATGATGGCTCCATACCTTATGCGCGCACGGGGCCGATAGAGTTTGGAGACGGTGATCGACTGATGGTCGCAAAGCAACTCATCGCGGACGAGAACACACAAGGCTCTGTCGGCGTGCAGTTCATTACGAAATTTGCGCCGAACGGGTCGGAGACGACCAAAACGTATACCATAGACTCTATTTATACGCCGGTACGCTTTACCGGCAGGCAGGTGGAGATGAAGGTCACAGGCGACTCTTTGACCGACTGGCGCGTGGGCGTGATGCGCCTCGATGCGGTGCCTGGTGGGCAGCGATGATTAGCACAGAGGACGTTGAGGGGTTGGAGTATATCGCCCCATTCCGAGAGCTAATCGAGCGTGCGCTGGGGCACAACTACGGCCAACTCAATTACGCTGACGTGATTGAGGGCATCAAGGCCGGCGAGTACCAGTTCTGGTCGTCGGAAAACTCATGCGTCATCACGACCGTGGACGTGTTCCCGCGACTTAAGCAACTGACGGTCATCATCGGTGCCGGAGATTTAGAGGAGATTGACAAGATCATCCGTCCGGTCATTGAGGAGTGGGCGCGGCACATCAACTGCGACACGATGCTAATTATGGGACGCCCCGGCTGGCAGCGGGCGCTTGAAGGATACAGACGCACGGCGGTCGTGCTGGAAAAAAGACTATGAGCAAACTGTTTAGATCCAAGAAAACCGAGACCTCCAAGACGGAGATTGATCCGCAGATCTATAACCGCGTACTGGGAAACCTCCAGTTTGCGGAGCAGGTCGCGGCAATCCCGTATGAGCCGTACCGTGGCATGATGGTCGCGCCGTTCACGCGTGATTACATGGCCGGAGAGGAAGCGACACGGCGTATTGCACAAGAGGGTGGGTTCGTCCCAGAGGTAGAGGCTGCTGCGCGTAGCGCGATGGGCCTTATGGGATACCAGCCAGAGCGAGTGTCGGCTGGTCAAGTCGGCACAGAATTCGGTGCCGCGCCGATTAGCGCCGAGCGAATTGGTGGTGCGCTTGCTCGTGGGCCGCAAATGATCCAGGCGGGACGCGTCGGCACGCAGTTTGCGCCGGAGCGTATTGCGGCGCGAGACATTGGCGCGTCGCTCGCCCGTGGCCCAGAGCGTATCTCTGCCGGTCGCGTCGGAACGACCTTCGCGCCTGAGCGAGTCTCGGCAGGTCGAGTAGGCACCACGTTCGCCGCCAGAGAGATTGCTGCACCGGGCGCTGCGCCGACAGTGCGTGGCGCTTCGTTCCTAGGGCAAGACCTTGGCCGGTACATGAACCCCTACGAGCAGGCCGTTATTGAGGCCGGACTTGGAGATATTGACCGCGCAGATCGCGCACGACAGGCAGAGGTCGGTCGTCGCGCTACCGCAGCGCGTGCCTTCGGTGGTTCTCGACAGGCCATTGAGGCCGGGATTGCTGCAGGAGAGTCGGCGCGTGAGCGTAATCGGTTTGTCGCCGAGCAGCGCGCTCAAGCCTTCCGCGAGGCGGCTGCCTTGCGACAGGCTGACGTGGGCCGCGAGCAGGAGGCGGCGCTTGCCAACCAAGCGGCGACGCAGAATGTGATGGAGCTTGCGCAGCGCGGGCAGATCACGAACCAGCAGCGCGACCTTGAGCTTAGACGCCTTGGGCTCACCGCCGAGCAGGCGAACGTGGACGCGCAGATGCGTGCCTCGCTTGCGAACCAGCAGGCGATGCAGGAGGCGCAGCGGCTCGGACTCACGGCAGAGCAGGCCAATGTGCAGGCTGGTCTTGAGGCGGCGCGTGCTAACCAAGCCGCCGTCGAGGCTTATATGCGCGCAGGACTCTCTGCCGAAGAGGCGAACCAGCGTGCGCAGATGGACGCGGCGTCTCGCAATCAGGCCGCCGTGCAAGAGGCGCAGCGTCTTGGGCTTACCGCTGAGACCACGAACGTACAGGCGGGGCTTGAGGCGGATCGCGCTAATCAGGCGGCGATTGAGTCTTATATGCGCGCTGGGCTCACGGCAGAGCAGGCGAACCAGCAGGCGATGCTGGACGCTGCCTCGCGTAACCAGCAAGCGATGCTCGAGGCGCAGCGCATGGGCTCCACGGCGCAACAGTTCAACGTGCAGGCGATGCTAGACGCTGCCGCGCGTAATCAGGCCGCCGGTCTGCAAGGCGCTGAGTTCCAGCTCGGTGCCGGTCGTCAGTTGGCCGACTTTGGTCAGTTGGCGCAGCAGAATCGCTACGGTGCCGCGTCGGCGCTGATGGGCATCGGTGGCGCGCAGCAGCAGCTCTACCAGCAGTTCCTCAACGCGCAGCGTGAGGAGGACTTGCGTCGGCAGCAGTTCCCGCTCCAGCAGCTTGCGATTCGGCAGGGTGCGATTCAGGTGAGCCCGTACAACGTTACTCAGACGGGAACAACCACCGGAACAACGAGCCCGTTCTCAGCTTTTGGGACTGCTCTTGGAACTGCCGCAGGACTTGGATGGCAGCCATTTAAGTCAGATATGCGGCTTAAAGAAAATGCGAGCCCGATTAAAAACCCATTAGACAAAATTAAGCGTGTTGAGGGTATTGAGTTTGACTGGAAAGACGACGAATACGAAGATGATGAAAAAGAAGATATGAGTGTTTCCGCTCAAAGCGTAGAAAAAGTCATGCCAAAAGCCGTATCAAGCGGCGAAGACGGTATGCGTCGTGTTGGGGTTCCGCAGATGATTGGGTTGCTTACTGAGGCTGTCAAGGAGCTTGATGCCAAAGTAAGTAAGGGCAATTCGCGCAAGCCGCGAGCCAAGTAAAGCAGACCTTCGGAGATAAAAAATGGCACTGTTAGATATGCTTCGCGGGCTTCGCGATAAAGCTGGAAAAAACATCGAAAGAAATATCGGTGGGCTTCTTGGCGAGGATTTGAGCAAGCTGTCAGATGAAGAGCGAGCTGCAATCAGGAACCAGGCGGCAATGGCTGTATTTGATGCGATGGCTCGTGAGACAAGTCCGCTCGCTGGAATCCGGCAAGTAGCGCAAGACGTTGGCTCTAGACTAGAGACGCGCAGAGCAAGGGAAAGGCAAGCCGCTGCAGATGCCGCGCTTCCCGACATCTCTAGTCGCATCCTTGGCGGGCGCACTGGCACCATGATCGAAGATGTTGAGGGCGGCCCTGCTACGCCACTCATGGCGCGTCGCACGCCGTCTGCCGAGTCCGCTCGGGAGGCGCTTGGAATGATGTACGGCACGCAAGTCGGGCGTGACGTGGCCGCGCTTGCCCCAGACTTGGTGAAGTTGGCGCAAGAAGGCGTATCTGGTAGAACGGTCGGCGGGTCTGTTTACAATCCGTTGACGGGTGAATTTTCGCGCCCGCCAAGTGCTGTTCCTCCCGCTACTGCGAGAGCGTCTACTGCAGGCAGGGCTCCGGGTACTGCGCCAGTCGCACCGCCCTCATCGCGATTTAGAGTGCTATCACCGGAAGAAATTAAGCAGGCTAACTTGCCAGAAGGCACGTCAGCGCAACTTGATACGCAGACCGGCCAGATCAAGGTTTTATCTGCCGTTCCTGCCGCGCAACGAGCTGGACAAGCGGGTAAAAGCACGGCGGTAAGCAGAGTGGACGCAATAGCGACAAAGATTGACAGCCAATTAAACAAGGTGCGTACCGGCGGCCCTCTTGGTGTGGTCGGCACTCTGAGCCGTGTGTTTGACTCTCAAGATGCTAAGTTGTTTGAGTCTTATCGACAGCAACTTTCTTCTGCCTTGAGGACTGCGCTGCGCATTCCTGGCGAGGGCGCGCTATCTGATTTTGAGCAGAGACAGTACGGTCTTCAGCTTCCAGAGCTTGGACAGAGTGCTGAAAATAATCGTGAGATTCTTAAAAGCCTTAGAGATCAGGTTCGTCTTGCCGCTGGTATGGCAGAAATTGGCGAAGCGCCACAAGTGCCTGCTGGCGGAACTGATTACATTTACAGAAACGGAAAACTTATTCCGGCGAGGAACCAATAATGCCTACGGTATTTATTGAAGGGGTTGGCCGAGTCACGTTCCCGGACTCCATGAGCCCTGCCGAGATTGAGGCCGAAATCAAAAAGATGGAAGCCCCAAGAGCCGCCCCGCAAATGGGCGCAGCAGAGCGATTTGGCCGCGGCGCGCTGCAGTCTGTTACTGACATTGGATACGGCTTGCGCCAACTCGGCGCTGAGGCCGGTGCTGCGCTTGGCGCGGTATCTCCGCAGACGGTCGCACGACTTCGCGCAGAGCAGGACGTTCGCGCCGCTGAGGCTGCGCCATTTATGGAAAGTGGCGCAGGACAACTCGGCTACATGGCCGGATCACTTGGCACGATGCTTCTACCAGGCGCAGCCCTTGGCCGCGTAGGTGGCGCAGCAGGGCGAATCGGGCAAGCCGTTAGCGCGCCGCGCACGCTTGCCGGCGCTGCTGCAGTCGGCGGCACGATGGGCGCCGTGCAGCCGGTTGGAACTCAAGATGAACGTTCGCTCAACGTCGGGATCGGCGCAATCGGCGGCATGGCTGGACAGGCCGCTGCTCGCGGACTTTCTCGCCTTGCACAGCCGACCACGAGTCAGGCCACACCGCAAGTCGCCAAAGCCGTTTCGCGCCTTGAGAAAGCCGGTGTTCCGGTTGACATCGCCGAGCAGGCCGGGTCAGAGAATCTGCGCATGGTGCGACGCTTCTTGACCGACAACCCAATTTCGGCTGGCGCCATGAAGAAGGGGCAAGAGGCGACTCAGACGGCATTTAATCGCGCTGCGCTGAAGTTGATCGGCGAACAAGGCGATGCAGCAGTACCAGAGGTGCTGTCTCGCGCCGATGATCGCATCGGCAGCGTTATGGACGACATCGCCAAGCGCAACAAGGTCAAGGTTGACAATCAGATGGTATCTGAATTGGCCGCCCTTGAAGAAAGCGCGTCAATGTCACTAGAGCCGGCGCAACTTGCTCCGTTAAGAAATCAAATTAACAACATTTTGAGCAAGTTGGATGACCAGGACCGCATTAGCGGTGAGGCGTACCAGAGAATTCGCACGCTCGCTGCTGATATGGGGAAAAACCCTGCGCTGGCTGGCGTATCAAAGCAGTTGCGAGAGACGGTAGATTCCGCGCTTGAGCGTACCGCTGGAAAAGCAGACGCCGATGCGCTGAAACTTGCTCGCAAGCAATACAGAAACTTGATGAAGATTAAAGATGCCGTTGGGCTTACCGAGACAGGCGACATCAACATCCCTAGGCTTGCCTCGGCCACCTCCACGAAGCGTGAGCGTGGTGCTGCGCTGATGAATCGCGGTGACGCTGATATGGCGCGATTGGCGCGTAGCGCCATGACCGTTCGCGATGCGTTCCCTCAGTCTGGCACGGCTCCTCGAGCTGCACTGCAGACCTATGGACAGGCACTCGCACCGGGGCTTGCTGGCGCAGCGTATGGTGTGACGCAGGGTGAGACTCCGAGCGATGCTGCGACGATGGCTATTGCCGGCGGTCTGCTTGGCTTGGGCGCTCCGGCTGCTGCAGCGCGCGCCTACCAGAACCCGGCGCTGCGTGACTACATCTTGCGCGGAGTGCAGAACGACCCGCTACGCCGAGCCATGCTGTCTAGTGCCACTCGGTCTGCGCTGACCTATGGCGCGCCGGCTGGGCTTCTGGCAGGCCAATGAGCGAACCCTCCTGGCTCACCCTCGCGCGCCGCTACCGTGGCGTCGCCGAGATACCCGGCAAGGCGACTGCGCCGGTGATCTCGCGCTGGCTGCGTAGCCTCAAGGCGTGGTGGTCGGACGACGAGACGCCATGGTGCGGCGTGTTCGTGGCCGCTGTGATGCAGGAGGCGGGTTATGAGCGGCCCAAGCACTGGTATAGGGCCAAGGCGTGGGGCGCGTACGGCAGCCAGCTCGTAGGGCCGGAGGTTGGCGCTATTGTGGTCTATGACCGCAAGGGCGGCGGACACGTTGGGTTCGTCACGGCGGTCGACGTCAATGGCCGTATCTTCACGCTAGGCGGCAACCAAGGCAACCGCGTCAGCGTGGTGCCCTTTGACAAGGATAGGGTCATCGGGTTCCGTTGGCCGCCGGGGGCTCCTCCTCCGCATCACACGCTGCCCGTTATCGCGGCGGCGCATATCAAGTCGAGCAACAACGAGGCATAGACCATGCTTAAAGGTGCATTGAAATCCAAGACCGTCTGGTGGAACGTCCTGCTCGCCGTGCTCGGTGGGCTGGAACTTATCGGCGCGCATCTGACCACGCTCTTTGGCGCGCAGGTGGCGGCGGCGGTGCTCGCCGCTGGCGCGATGGCGAACATTGCTTTGCGCGCGATCACGACGCAGCCGCTCTCGGCTAAATGATCCAAGCGTGGCTGTTGAAGCAGGCGCCGCTGATCGTCATCTCCTTGACGGTCATCGGTGCCGGCTTATGGGTCGGCAATTCGCTCATTGAACGTGGGCGCAATGAGGTGCGACCCATGCTTGACAAGGCATTAAGTGAACGTGATAACCTCGCGGCCACGTTGGAAAATGAGCGGGCCGAGCGGCGACGTGCCGAGGAGGCAGTAGGTGCATATTCCAAAGAGATTGCAAGTTTGCGGCGCCGCCCTCGCGGTGAGCCTGTCCGCGTGTGCTTCGACGAAACCGCTCCAGTGCCCGCCCCCGGCGCAGCCGCCAGCGATCCTGATGGAATCGCCGCCCTCTCCCGGGGCCTTTCAGGAACGGCTCGAGGCGATCTTGAAGCCCTCCGAGAGCTCGCGTACCAATGCGACGAAGTAAGCGCGAGACTGAGGGCGTTGCAGAAGTGGGCCTCCCCGTCCGCGACGACGGAATCCCCAAAAAGTTCCAACTAGCCGGTCACACCATTGAGGTGCGCACCGTGCCGCGTGGTAAGTGGCGGCATGGCAAGGACTGCATTGGCATTTGGCTGCCCGAAAAGAACCGCATCGAAATCATCAGCACGGTCAAGGGCAGCGCACGGCAGCAGGTGTGGGCGCATGAGGCGATCCACGCCATTCTGGACGTGGCAGGGTATGGGCCTATCCCAAAGACCGACGACCTCTCCCGTGACGAGCAATTCGTGGACAGGCTTGGGCATTTGTTGCAGCAGATGCTCACGACGATGGAATGAAGCGCCACCTCATCATCCCCGACGTGCAGATCAAGCCGGGGTCAAAGACAGAGCATCTCAAGTGGGCCGCCGAGGCGATCCTAGACTACCGCCCCGACGTGGTGGTGTGTTTAGGCGACTTCTGGGACTTGCCCTCGCTCAACAGCCACGCCGAGAAGGGCAGCGCCGAGTTAGAAGGCGCTCGCTACCAGGAAGACATCGACGCGGGTAATGCGGCATTTCGCATAATGGATGCGTGTTTCAGAAAGTCGCGCAGCAAGACGTGGCAGCCGCGCAGGGTATTCTTGGAGGGCAACCACGAGAACCGTGCGAACCGTATCTCGAGCAACGATCCAAAGTGGAAGGGCATCATCGGCTCCCAGAACTGTCAGACGCTCGACTGGGAGCGGCACAAGTTCCTCAAGATCGTGGAGATTGACGGGATCAAATACTGTCACTATTTCCCGAACCCGTTTAGCGGGAAGCCGATAGGCGGCACCATCGTGAGCCGCCTCAACAACATCGGAGCGTCGTTCGTGCAGGGGCACCAGCAGGGCTTCCTGTACGCGAGCAAACAATACCCAGACCATGTGAAGCACGGTCTTGTCGCGGGGCGCTTCTACCTGGACTACGAAGGCTACCGACCCAACGACGTGCAAGCCACCGAGTGGTCGGGCATCGTCGTGCTGAACGGCGTGCGCAAGGGCGACTACGACCTCATGCCGCTGCGCATGGACTACCTCAAGCGCAAGTACGGCTAGTCTTTATCCTTCCAGCGCAGCGCGGGCCAGAGCACGAAGAGCGAGAACGTCACGCCCAGCGTGATACCAAGGCCGAAGGCGAGTGAGGCGTCGGTCATGTCGGCCTCAGTGCCGTCTCGGCGACGACCGCAGCCTCGGCAGAATGTTCCATCTTTGATATGGTCTCAAGCGCCGTCTTGTATCGATGGATGATTGCCTTCTGCATCATGTCGATATAAGTCGATTCTACCTGCCAGCGCAGTATCTCGTTTCGTTCTGACTCGAGCTTCTCAATCGCCTTGACGTAAGTATCAAGCCGATCCTGCTGCTCGTAGATCACTTGCTTGAGCTGCTGTTTATTGTGTGCATTCTCGACCCACTCTGTGAGCCAAGATCGCGGCGGGCTTTCTGTGTCTATTGTTGGCATAAAGTTCCGGCTGTCGCGACGGGGCCGGTGCTCCGAAGTGGTAGGGCGCGACTCCTGTGGAGGAACTAAGCGTCTTTCTCACAATCCTCAATAACGTGCGCGGCCTTCGTACAGAACCATGCGGCTTTCCGCAGGTCTTGCGCGTAGTCATCCTTGCGGCCAGCGCGTGACAGGTACTTCAAAGCAGACCCGCGACAGTAGGCGATAAACCCACCGTCGCCGAGTACGGCGTGAATGTAGTCGATCGCCTCAATCTCGCTCCCGTCTGGAAGCGTCAGATGGTAGTGCTGCGGGCTATTTACCGGGTCGTCGTCATCGCCGCGCAGGAGGTCGTCGATTTCTTCTTGCGTGATCTGCACGGCTTCTTGGAGTCTGGTTTTCATCCTGCCACCGCCCGCGCGACGCGCATCGCTATGCCAACAAAGAGCCCGACACAGATCGCAGTCGAAAGCGCGACGGCGATCCAGCCGAGGACGTAAACAGTCAGCGAATCCTTTCCGTTACTCATGCTGCCCTCTTCTTGAGTTTTTCGTTTAGGTCATAGAGTGCGCGAAGGTGCAGGAACGCCGGCCACGCGTCGTCGTCGAGCGACGGGTAGAAGTGGTGCCCGAAGTCACCGTTCTCCTTGCTGAAGCGCAGCAGGTGATACCCGCCGTCGATCTTGTTGCCGGTCGTCTCTTCGTAGGCTTTCGCGTAGGCGGCGAGTTGGCACAGATACTCGGGCCAGACGCCGTTACTGGTCTTGAAGTCGCCCAGCACCAACTTGCCGTTGAGCTTGCCGATGAAGTCGAGCGTGCCGCCGTATCTGTGCGTCTCGCTAATCACCTGAACCTCGCAGTCTACGATCTCAAGCTGCGTACCCTTGCACCAGAACTCAAAGGCAGAGTAAGCCGACGCGGCCTGCGCGCGAAACGTCGCCTTATCGTTGACCGTCTCCTCCTCTAGCGCCTTCTCGAGCACCACCATCGGCTCATCGCCCTTGACCCATGCCTCGCACATACTATGCACGCAGGTGCCGATGGCGAGGATGTCGCTGCCTTCGTAAAGACCAGAGGGGGCAGGATTACCCTGCCCCTCCAGCACGCCATGCTCACGACCTGTCCGGTAGGCCCAGTTAATCAGGGCTCCCGGGTCTTTGATCTTGAGGATCGTGGTGACGCTAGGAATCTTCTTCCCGTCCGCCGCCTTATATCCCAGTCGTGGTGTAGGCATGATCAGAACGCCAGTGAATCGTCAGCGAAGGCTTCCTCAGTCGCCGCCGGCTTGGCAGCGGCCTTCGGTGCAGCCTTCGGCGCGTCGATGATGCGGGTTGAGATTTTATCCTGCATCCATGTCGGCAATTGATCGAATACGTCAGCGTCTGGCGTATCAGTCGAGTAAACAAGCGCCTTGCCTTCTAAGGCCGGCGCTGGCATCGACTTCGGCAGCGGCATGATGCTGGTCAAGTTTGCATAGGTGCGGTCGCCCTTCACGCTGTGCGTGACATTGATGAACGCAGGCTTACCGGCGACCTTGCCAAGATCAAACTTCTTGAGCTCATCAGCCGTGAAGGCTTTGCCGCGCCAGGACGTGAGCAGCCCGTAGAGCGTGGACTTCTCGTTGAGGCTCAGGCCTACCGTGCGGCTGATGACCGCAGGCAGGCTCTTGGTCTCGCCATCCTTCGTGATCTCGACACGGATCTCGGGGATCTGGAACCGCAGCACGACCGTGCGCTTGGGCGCGAACTGGCCATTTGGTGAGGGCTGCACGCCAAGATCCACCACCATGTCGCAGACTGCCGCGTAGGCGCCGGCTTCGAGAGGCTTGCGCTCAGGGAAGTTACCGCCGCCAGATGCACTAATAAACAGACTCATATTTGTTAACTCCTATTTGCTACGGTTCACCAGTATTCTCTGCCGCCGCGACTGCTGCGCCAGTTTGGCGGGGGAACCTGCCGCCAATTTTCGTGAAGATGATTTCGCGTCAAGTTTCTAAACTTGCGGTCGCGCCGCCATTCGATGAAGCCGTGCACGAACCAGCCGGTAAAGAAACAACCGATAAAGATTAGGAATGCGGTCACGGCTCACCTCGCAGCCGGATACGATCCGGTATCAGATGCCCGAGTCGGTTGTCGAGCATACGCTCGCAGTCTTGCGCGATGGACTCGCGCTCGGCTTGCAGGGCCATCTCGATCAGTCGCGGCAGGCGGTCGTAGTTTTCGCCAAAGAGCGGGAAGCCGGCGTCGATGGCGAGGTCAAATAGTTGGCTGTGCGTCATACGTTATCCTCGGCTGAAAACCAGTCAGACTGCCGGCGCAGGAACGTCGGCCACTCGGGGTTCTTGTTGCAGAAGGAGCGATCCTCAATCAGCACATGGTTGGTCGGCTGTGCGGTAAAGCGCCCGTTCTCAAGCTGCAGTACATAGAACTCTTTGCTCTGCTCGGGCTCGGCGCTGAAGGCGTCAGCGACGGGCACGATCGTGAAGAGGTACATACCACGATGTTCGTCGCGGTTCTGCAGTCGTACCCGTGCGTTCATGCTGGCGAGGAACGGGTACTCGAGCACGCTGAACTGGTAGCCGTAGCAGTCCCACGTCTGGGCGTCGCTTGGCATCCAGCTGCCCTCGACATCTTGATTAGAGGCGAGTTGGTGCAGGCCGACGTTGCGGTACACGGCGCCGCTCTCGAGCATGACGTGGCAGCCGAGTGCTCTGCCGGGGAATGACGTGATGCCAAACCAAACGCACTTGAGCCAGTCGTGGCGGCCACAGGAGTTGGGCTTGAGCCAGACATACTTGTGTTGCGGCAGGGGGCCGCTGTGGGTGTAGAGACTCATTACCACTCACCCGTGATCCATGCCGTGACAAAGCAGACGGCGGCGAAGATGGCGAGACCTTGTGCGGCCATCATCCAGTCGGCGGGGGTGGCGAAACCAGAGATAAGCTCTAGCATTTGACACCACCCTTGCCGACAACGAATTCGGCATATTTGGTGGCAACGTCAACATCTTTGAAGATGCGCGACGGCGGTACTCGAGAGTCGCTGTCGAGGTCGGCCAGGTGCACGATGAACGTGTCGTCCTGTTTGCGCTGCACCGACGACATCATCGCGGTCTCGTGGTTAATGAAGTTTGCGATCACTTTGTTCATGCGATTCTCCCGTGAGGGGCGGCTTAGGCCGCCACCTCCTGCGCGCCACGCAACACGATTGCGTGTTGATTGGTTTTATAAGCGGATTCCGGTAAAACGCCTTCCGATCTTTCCCACTTATCCCAGCAACCTTGTCTGGGTTCTGCGAATCGCACTACTGGGTCTTTCCAGAAGCGTCTAAAAAGTGTGCCGACATCATTGACGGCATACTGAATTTTTCTAGGACGGCCAGTAATTGTGCAGACTCGCTCGTACACCTGGACTCGCATTTTTTGAATCGCCATGTTGATTACCTCTTTTATCGCTTCTGTGTTGGAGGGCGGCTTACGCCGCCACCTCTAAGTTATGAAACCCATGTTTGCTGATTAAGTATTTAGCAATGTTAAGTGTCTGACGTGATTTTTCCGTCATTCCCATTGCCATTTCTTGTTGGGCATCTGAAATCAATCCCATGATTCTCATCATTGGATGCCCAAGTGCTTCTGCATCGGCGCGATCAATTTCAGCCTTCACACAACCGAACATGGAAATTTGCTTTTGTTCGTAGGCGGCTTGTTCGACGGCGGTAGGTGAGTAAGACATTTTTTGTGCTCCTTTTATCGCTTCCGGTACAGCACTGCGCTGCCCGTGGAAGAGATTAGATCAAACCTAAAAACAAAACACAAGCACTTTTTGTCAGATCGAATTGTTGACACAAAACGACAGACAAAATATCCTTGTTGACCATGAAAAAACCACCATCTGAGACTATCGCCCTTGTCCACGCAGTGGACGTTCTGGGCGGGCAAACGGCGACGGCGAAAAAGCTAGGCGTAACCCAGCAAGCCGTTCAATATTGGATCAAGAGGGGCAGGGTGCCTGCCCTCAAGGCTATCCCGCTAGAGGTTGCGAGCGGGGTTTCTAGGCATAAACTGCGACCGGATCTGTACCCATGAAACCAGAACTGACGGCAATCGTGCCGGTCGAGCGCGTGCTCGATCTGGCGAAAAAGTACCCAGTATTTCCTTGCAGGAGGAACGATGAAAAAAATTCAGAAGGGCGGACGCTCCGCGCCAAAAGCCCGCTCACCAAAAACGGCTTTAAAGACGCCACGCAAGACGAGGCCCAAATCAAGCGATGGTGGGCAGATCGCCCAGACGCACTCGTGGGCGTACCCACCGGATCACGGACAGGACTCGCCGTCCTCGACTACGATCATCGAGCGGCTTCTCACGCGGCTCAAGAGTGGCTGGTCGAAAATCAACAAGCACTGACCAGCACCCGAGTCCATCAGACGGGCGGCGGTAGCGGCGGGCGGCACTATCTGTTCAGCCTGCCGCACGGCGTAAAGATCCGTGGCGGCGTCAGCGTCACACTTGGCAAGGTCAAGCGCGACGGCATCGACATCCGCGCCGAGGGCGGGTACATCATCTGGTGGCCGCTGCACTACGGGCAGCACGGGCTCAACAACGACATCCAGCCGTTACCCGCGGGGCTCATCGACGAGCGGCGCATGGACTTGGAGCTGCCGGCGGAGTTAGCGAAGAAGCTGCCGCCAAAGCCCGGTACCAGCCAGGACTTCCAGCGCGACCTGCCGCGGATTACCGAGGCGCTCGCGTACATTGACCCGGCTGGATACGACGCATGGCTCATGGTAGGCATGGCGCTGCACCACGCCTCCGGCGGCGCCGACGACGGCCTTGAGCTGTGGGACTCCTGGTCAAGCGGCGGCGTCACCGGCGAACTGCCGGCATCCTACGCAGGCCGTGCTGACATCGAGTACCGCTGGCAGTCGTTCCACTTAGATCGTGGCGGCGGGGTCACGCTCGGCAGTCTCTTCAACGCGGCCAAGGCAGGCGGCTGGGTGTCGATGCCAGAGGCGGTGAGGATTGGGCCGCCCGTAGACTTACCGAAGTTTGAGGCCAACGAATATGCGGACGTACCGGAGGCTCAAGGGATGATCCGCATGACGGAACCTGCGCCGCAGACCAGTGTAGCGCCTAGCACCACAACCGGGCGACGGCTGGTGCTGCGCGCCATCAACGAGATCGTGAGCGAACGTCGCGAGGCGACGTGGCTGATCCATAACGTCATTGAAGCGAACGTGCTGGCCGTACTCGCAGGGCCACGCGCCAGCTTTAAGTCGTTCATCGCCTTGGACTGGGCTATGCGCATCGCGGTCGCGGATAACCCGGTCGTGATCCTATCCGGCGAAGGCGCTGGTCTGGGCCGTCGCGTCGAGGCGTGGATGCAGGAGCACGGCGAGGGGCGAGACCTTGAGGAGCTGAAGCTCATGGCGCTCGAGTCCGTCGCCAACCTCAACGCCGAGGAAGAGATGCTGATGCTGCAGCAGGCGATCGACCAGGCGGGCATACGTCCTGCGCTCGTGATCGTGGACACGTTCAGTAAGTTCAGCGCGGGGCTGGATGAGAACAGCAACCAAGAGGTCGCGGAGTATCTCTCTAAGCTGACCATCGGATTACGGGAACGGTACACGGCAACCGTGCTGCTCGTGGCGCACTCCGGCCACGGTGACGCGAAGCGTCCGCGAGGGGCGTCGGCGCTTATGGCTAACCCTGACGCGGAGTACATCGTCCAGCGGCCAGACGCTCAGGCCATGGGCGTGACCGTGACCCGTGAGCGGTTCAAGGATACGGCGAGCCTTGCGCCGCTCGGGTACGAGGCGGTCGAGGTTAGCCTCGGACGTGTGGATCGGTACGGCGAGCAGGTCAAGTCGCTCGTCATGCGCAACGCCGATACGATTGTCGCGACCCGGCGCGTCGAGCCGGCGGGCAAGGTGCAGAAGGTGATCCTCGAGGCGCTTAGGGCGAGGCAGAAGGGGTCAGAGTCGCCCATCATTTGGACGATGGCAGACCTGCGCCAAGTCGGGAAGGAGTGCGGCCAGAGCAAGCAATCTGTCCACAAGGCGGTCGAAGCGATGGCGATGAGCCCGTTTCTGACGAGCACCATCGGAGGGTTTAGGCTCTCCGAGGAGGGCTTAAAGTGAGCGGTCAAAAAGTCAAAAACGGTCAAATTTTGACCGAAGTTTACCGTCTATGCGGTCAAAAAAGTCAAAAAACCCTTTAGGGTTTTGACTTTTGACCATAGATTTTGACCACGATGGGAGGGAATGTGAGATACAAGACTAGTACGCCCAAGCGGATGGAGTTGGCTCAACCTGTTGCGTCCACGCCACTAGCACAGCGAATGCTCGACGCATTGGGGTCGGACGACTTCTCGGTGCTCAAGACGTTCCAAGAGCAGTTTGGTGCAAAGTTAGTCCACTACCAAGACCAAGCCGGCGAGGTAGGCAAGCGGCAGGACTGGACGCATGACTAGACAGACTAGTCTGAACTTGACCGGGCCGTTGACCTGGGAGGACTCCGACTTCTGGGGTAAGACCTCTGCGTGCAGGAGGTTCAGTATCCGAGGGCAGACGATTGGCGGTAAGCAGGAGTTCGTACTGTGGCGCCGCGGTGCTGACGGTAGGGTGATCCCGAAGCAGCTCGGCGTGTTCGCCACGTTTGAGACGGCAGCCGAGGCGGCAGAGGAGGCCAAGTACGGCGATCCTCCAAAACGAAACAAGATTTACGATTGGAAGTCCGACGCGGAGGATTGGCGGTGAGAAAGAACTGTCCGATATGCGGCGTGGAGAATACCGGCGGCCAGATTCATACCTGGCACAAGACCGCTCATCGCAAAAAGAAATACACGGTCGAGCAGATCGCCGAGATGTCAGAGAAGGCGAGAGAGATCAATGCACTTGTGCAAATGGTATGTTATGCGGTAGATATCGCAAGACAACCAGACTATTGGGTGAGACGTGGGAAAGCGACAACGACAAAGAGGCGCAGAAACCGAACGCGAGGTCTGCGACAAGATAGCGGAGCAAACGGGCTGGGTGGTCAAGCGTGAGCTAGGCCAGGCCAGAGACGGCGGCTGCGATATAAGGCTCGGTCAATTCATGATCGAGGTGAAGCGGCGAAAGTCTATCGCCGTCTACGAATGGATCGACCAGGTGAAGGCGGCTTGTGCTGGCTATGACGTGCCGGTTGTCATCTGCCGCGGCGATAAGCGCGAGTTCCTTGTGATCCAGCCGCTTGAGGATTGGCTGAAGATCGCAAAGAAAGAGCTGCCCGAGAGATGAAATGCCCAAAGTGCGGGAAACCGAGCGAGGTCGTGAAGGTCTATCAGTTCCCGACCGAGGCGAGACGACGGCGCGAGTGTATGACGTGTGGGCACAGATTCTCCACGAGCGAGCGCGTATGGAAGCGCGTCTATGCCGACGAGATCAAGAACAGGCCAATCAAGGGCGTGAAGAAGTCGCACCTCGAGGACAACCAGCAGCGACCGAAAAAGACGTGGAGCAACTTTGACGTCGTGGCTCTTGAGGGCTACGACCAGGATTGGGAAGACGTGACAACGTATGTCCATGTGAGCGACGACTGATGACAGGATCACCACTAAAACGAGAGAAGCGCGACCGTGCGATCGCGATCCTGAATAACCCAAACTTCATGCGGGAGATCTGCGAGTACGTCTCGACTGGCGGAAGCCTTGCCGAGTTTGCGGTCGCTAACCAGATTCCGTACGGCAGAATGCACCGATTCCTATTCGACAATGAGGAGCGCAAGGCGGCAGTTCTGGCGGCTCGTCATGCTCGAGCGCAGTGGCACGTCGAGCGAATGGAGAAGCTGGCCAATAGCGTAGAGGAGTCGCAGATTGATCCTCACGCTGCGAGAGCCGCGGCTGATATTCGCAAGTGGGTTGCGTCACGTTTGGATATGCAGACGTATGGCGACAAGATGCAGACCAAACTGGAAGTGACGGATACGACAGCATTGCACCTTGAAGCGGTGCGCAATTTGATGAAAACGGTGAGCGTGATTGAGCCCGAAAAGCTGACTCGCGACACAGCGACGCACAGCGATTTGCCCGTGCGCGACTCAACAGATCCCGCATAAAATGCGCATCGCGACAGATTTTATGCATCGAGCAAAATTACACAACGCGCAAGTCATTGATTCGCAAGGGATTGTCGGAGTCAGTGCGTATAATACCCATTATGTAAAGTTGTCCACTGTGCGGATAGCGCGTAGGTAACTCGTTGATTCCCCTAGCATTCCCGATTCCGACCGCGATTCTGACCCCCCCCGGCAGCTACCCCCGGCGGGGGCGGGCGCTGGCGTAACCCCACACCTACCAATTTGAAAAAATGCAGAATCCATACTTCGACTTCGTAAAACGCTACCACAAGGCTCCTGTGGCCTTCGTGGAGGAAGTGCTAGGCGTCACCCCAGACCCATGGCAGAAGCGCCTCCTAGAGCTTCTGGCTGCGAATGAGCGCAAGATCAGCGTCCGCTCGGGCCACGGCACCGGCAAGTCCACCGTCGCCTCGTGGGCCATGCTCTGGTTCATGCTCACCCGCGTCCCGGTCAAGGTCGTGGTCACGGCCCCCACCGCCAGCCAGCTTTTCGACGCCCTATTCGGCGAATGCCGCCGCTGGGCGAAGCTCCTACCCCCCGCCGTGGCCGACCTGCTCGAGATCAAGTCCGACCGAATTGAACTAAAAGCCAGCCCCGAGGAGGCGTTCATCTCCGCCCGTACCAGCCGCGCCGAGCAACCCGACGCGCTGCAGGGTATCCACGCCGAGTTCGTGCTGCTGGTCGTGGACGAAGCCCCAGGCGTATCCGAGGCCGTGTTCGAATCTGCCGGCGGCAGTATGTCCGGCCATAACGCAACCACGCTCCTCCTCGGCAACCCCACCCGCACCAGCGGCTACTTCTACGACACCTTCCACCGCTTATCGTCCGAGTGGAAAAACCTGCACGTCAGCTGCCTCGACTCGCCCCGCGTCTCGACCGATTACGTCTCGGAAATGGCAAGCCGCTACGGCGAGGGGTCGAACGCCTACCGAGTGCGCGTACTCGGTGAGTTCCCAGTTGCCGACGACGACACGCTGATCGGTCTTGAGTTGGCACAAAGCGCCATCGACCGTGACGTGGTGCAGAACCCATCCTCACCGATCCTCTGGGGCCTGGACGTCGCCCGCTACGGCACCGACTCCTCGGCACTCTGCAAGCGCCAGTCGAACGTGGTGCTCGGCCCGGTCAAGACGTGGAAGAATCTCGACCTCATGTCGCTGACCGGCGCGATCATGCACGAGTGGGAATCGACCGACCCCAAAGACCGACCCGCCGAAATTCTCGTGGACAGCATCGGCTTGGGCGCAGGTGTAGTCGATCGATTACGCGAGCTTAAACTTCCCGCCCGTGGCATCAACGTCGGCGAGTCGCCCGCCTTCAAGGGGCAGTACGCCAACCTGCGCGCCGAACTCTGGGCGAAGGCCAAAGCATGGCTCGAGGCCAAGGACTGCAAACTACCGCGTGACGAGCGCCTCGTGAATGAATTATCCTCGCCGCGCTACTCGTTTATGAGCAACGGCAAACTGAAGCTAGAGTCGAAGGACGACATGAAGCGCAGAGGTCTTGCGTCACCCGACGTCGCCGACGCTTTTGTACTGACGTTCGCGAGTGAGGCGGCAACCGGCGGTGGAGCTTATGCACCGACGTGGACAAAGGCGGTCAAGAGACAGATTCGAGGGGTGGTATGAACTGGCGTGATTTCTTTTTGGTCAACCCGTACCAAGGCGCAAAGCTCGTCGAGCACGACTTGCAAGGCTGGGGCTCAGATGATCCGATGTTTGAGCAGGTCATTGAGGCCGTGCGCCCGACGACGATCATTGAGGTCGGTTCGTGGAAGGGCCGCTCTGCCGCGAACATCATGGCGATCTGCAAGCGCCTTGAACTAGACGCGACCTTGCTTTGCATCGACACATGGCTCGGATCGCTCGAGAACTACGCGCGCCACGACGGCGAAAACAAGTGGCTGCACGAGGCGCTGCGCTTAGATGCTGGCTACCCAAAGCTGCACCAATTGTTCGTCTCCAACATGAAGCACCTTGGGCTAGAGGATCGCGTCATCCCCCTCCCCCTGCCCGCCTCCATCGCGGCGCGTGTCGTGGCCGAGAAAAAAATTCTGGCGGACGTGATTTACATCGACGGCTCGCACGATTACGAAGACTGCAAGTCGGATCTGCTTAATTACTGGCCGCTGCTGCGCGATGGTGGGATTTTATTCGGAGACGATTACCTTGCATGGCCCGGAGTCACCCGCGCCGTTGAGGAGTTCTGCGACGAGTTCCGGCTGCAGGATGTCGCCGTCAAGCGATCCGGTAAGTTCGCCATTGGCAAGGGACGAGGAGTGGAGGGGATTCGGTGAAGTATTACTGCATCACCCTCGCCGAAACCCCCGAGCGCACGGAGCACGCTCGAGCGCAGGCCGCCAAGGCCGGCATTGAGTTGGATTTTATTTACGGAATTTTCGGCAAGACCATGCAGGTCAAGTCTGAGATCCCGATGCACACCGATTATTACGTCACCCGTGGCGCGACCTGCCTTGTCTTGTCATGGCACATCGCGTGGCAGATCGCGTGGCGCGACGGTCACGAGGAGTTCGTGATCTTTGAGGATGATTTCATCCTGCCCGATAACTTCAACGAACGCTTCGCCCAGATTCGCGAGGAGATACCGCACTGGTGCGACCTCGTGTACTTGAACTCCTGCTGCACGACCGACAAGCCCGGCAAGAAAGAGTCCACGAACCTGTGGGAGATTAAGTACCCGCTCTGCACCGCCGCGATCTGGCACCGCCGCCGTGCGATCCCGACGCTGCAGATGTATACCAAGCCCGCCAACACGCCCGTGGATATTTTGCTCGAGTGGTATGCTCTGCCGCACTTGAGAGTTTTGACCGCCGTCCCGCCACTGGTATCGCAAGCCACGCAAGACTTGGCCGTGCCGATGCCTTCCACGATCCATATGTGAGGAGATGATGAATGTTAAAACCAAGCGACGTGGCGCTATTCCAAAAGCGCCTCGACAAGAAAGCGCCCCCGAAGCCGGAAGCCAAGAAGGCGCCGGAGCCGAAAGACCCGAAGCCGCCCTCCCCGCCGAAGGCGGCGTAATCTTAGGCGACCACTTGCCGGCAGACGCCTTTGTGCGCTTTTCGGTGCCGGAGTCGGAGAAGTATCTGCCCTGTAACCCGTCCATCGCCAAGGATGCTGACGGGAACTTGGCGTGCCTGCTGCGCACGGTGAACTATGAACTCGGCGAAGAGGACGGCATCTGGTTCCGTGGCGACCCTGCGCCGAATACACGAAACTATTTCCTGACGCTCGACTCTAAGGCGCGCCAAAAGTCGGTCGAGTGGGTGGACGATCTGCAGGTACGGCAGAACCGGCTGCCTGCCCGCGATGGCCTTGAGGATGCGCGGCTATTTTGGTTTGACGGCGCCTGGCAGTTTACCTGCTCGGCCTTGCACCACGGCCCCCGGGTGCGCACCACGATGGCGCTGGCCAAGCTAAATAAGACCCGCATTGACCGCTTTGAGTTTCTCCATAGCCCGCACACCCGCGAGATGGAGAAGAACTGGATGCCATGCGTCAATGGCGCACGCTTGGCGTTCGTGTACTCGCACCACCCGGCAGAGTCGT